TGAGACCAAGAAGAAGTTACAGAATGCACGTGTAACTCTTTGGGAATCTGACATTGCATCTGAGCTTCGTGTTCTATCCGAACACTATTACAACCAGCCAGCACCAATTCTAAACGTATCATTCTTCGATATCGAGGTTGATTACAGTGCTGAGTTGGGATTCTCGTCTGTCAAGAATCCATATGCACCGGTTAATTCCATTGCCATCTATCATCAATGGTCCAAGAGAATGGTGCTGATCGCAGTACCTCCTTCTGAATATACAGGCACACGCGACTACGCTGAAGTCAAAGAAAAACTGCAGAAGATTTCACCATTTCTTGAAGATGTTACAGTAGACGTTACGTTCGTCAAGAACGAGAAAGAGCTTCTAATGATGATGCTCATGGAGATGCAGGACAGTGATGTGATTTCTGGCTGGAACAGTGACTGGTTCGACGTACCTTACATCGGCAAACGCTTAGAGAAGTATGGTAAGAAAGCATTTAGCATGCTTAGCTTTCCAGAGGCTCCTCCACCAAAGTGGAGAGAGGTGCAGCGTAACTATCGTGTTGACGAAACATTGGATACATTCGGCCGCATTCGAGTCGACTATCTTGAACTATTCAAGAAGTATGAGCAGGAAGGTAGACAGTCATACAAGTTGGAATCTATTGCTGATGAATTCCTACCTAACTTGCCTAAATTAAAGTACGAAGGCTCGCTTGCAAAGCTTTATCGCAAAGATTTCCTATACTTCATTCGATACAACCTTCGCGATACTGAAATTCTCAAGGGCTTTGAAGAGAAGCTGGGATACGTACAAGTTGCTAACGTAAGTGCTCACTTATCAACAGCTCAATTTGCTCACGTAACGGGCACTATTAAGTTGTCCGAACTGTCCGTTATCAATGAATGTCATCATGAGCTTGGTGGATTGATTGTAAACGATATGACACCACCAGAAATCGACCGACAGATTCAAGGTGCTCTTGTTCTATATCCACAAACTGGTGAACACCACTACACTGGTTCAATTGATATCAAATCGCTGTATCCATCGGCTATTATCTCTCTCAATATTAGTCCTGAAACACTTCGTGGACAGTTCGTTGAAGAGATTCAAGCGTACACGGAGATCTCAAAGCGCTCAGAAGCTGTACTTACACTGACACTTGAAGATGGACAGACGGAAGAATACACAGCTAAGGAGTGGGCAGATATCCTTTGGGATCGCAAGTGGGCTGTTTCAGGATACGGAACTGTATTTGATCAGAGCAAGCCAGGCATTATTCCAACCATTCTTAAGAAGTGGTTCGATATGCGTATTCAATACCAGAAGCTGTTGAAGGAGGCAAAGGAAAATAAGAATCCTGATCTTGAGATGTACTATGACAAACTACAGTACGTGTATAAGATCAAGCTAAACAGCTTCTACGGCGCTTTGTCAAACTTGTACTTCCGCTTCTATGACTTGCGCATGGGTGAGAGTACAACAGGTTCAGGTCGTGCGATTTTGAAACATCAGTGTCGAACTGTTGCTAAGAATCTTGAAGGCAATTATGACATCGACTTCCCACTGTATTACACAATGGGTAAGAAGGAACGCGAAGAAGGTGTTGATCCAAACACCACGTTGATGGGACCTATCTTCAATGGTAAGTTTCAGACGAAGGCTGTTCTGTATGGTGATACCGATTCAACATACTTCAACACATTTGCTGAGAGCAAGGAAGAAGCTATTGTCATTGCAAACGCTGTATCAGCAGCAGTCAATGCTTCATACCAGCCATTCATGCGTGATACATTTAGATGTCAGCCAGGATTCGATAGCAGAATTAAGTGTAGTCGTGAAATTGTCACAGATAGAGGCATCTTCGTTAACAAGAAGCGTTACATTCTTCACTTGATCGATCTCGATGGTAAGGCCGTCGACAAAATGAAAGTCATGGGACTTGAAACCAAGAAGACAACCCTACCAAAGTGGGTTGCTACTAAACTAACTGGATTCATTGAACGATATCTGAAAGGTGAAGAGTGGAGTGTTATTGAACGCGACATCGTAGACTTTAAGGATGTCATTCTGAAGACGGAAAATCTTATGGATATTGGTCTCCCAAAGGGTATCAATAAGGTTGAAGAGTACACAATGGCCTATAAGAATGATCCAAACACTAGAATCGGTGGTGGACAAGCTGCTGCAATTCTTTATAATTTGTGCTTGGAAGAGTTCAAAGATAATGCAAGTCCACCACTTGTGTCAGGTATGAAGATGAAGGTGTTTCATTTACAGAATCCTGTTGGTAGATTTAAGACAATTGCGATTCCAACAGATATTGAAGAAGTGCCTGAGTGGTTTATTGAGAACTTCAAAATCAAGCGTGCGCCACACGTTGAAAGATTGGTAGACAATCCACTAACAAATATCATTGAGTGTACTGGAAGAATCGTTCCTACGAAGCAGAAGCTGATGTTTGATTCGATGTTAGGCGATTAAAGAGCTGCGTACATCGTATCGTACTCGTTACTGTACTTTGAGAAGTAACGATCGGCAGCATCTGGATTCAACTTGTTGCGGAATCCTCTCAATCCAACGTTGTAGGCTTTGATTGCTGATTCTTTATCGCCAAGCTTTGCGTAATACGTCTTTAACACATGAGCACCATGTTTGATTTGCTCTTCAATATCATCGATATCTTCTGGTTCAATTCCCCACATGCCAGGACGAACTTGCATTAGCCCCACTGCTGGATCTTTCTTTAGACCAGATACGGCTGAAGGCTTGAAACTACTTTCAATGCCAATCAACGATAGGAGATCTGCAGCTTTTGGAAACGTTGGATCTTCATTTTCATGAGCGACATCAACAATTCGCTTTGCAAGCTCGGGTGTTGTTTTGTACTTCTTGGTGATATTGTCTACCATTGATTGTTCACGTCTTGTTTGTTCAAGCTCTCGACGATCTCTCATCTGATATGAAGCCGCTTTTGGCGCTTGAGCGCTAGGACGCATTGACAATGGGGCGCGAACTGGCTCTTTTGGAGCTTGATGACCAACAGATCCCATCAATGACCCTGCAGCAATACCCGAAGCGAGTGCATGTTTGAGGTTTAACTCATCCAATCTCTCTTGGTTAAACTGTGGGTTTGTGATCTCATGAAGCTTCATATGGTTGTATTTACCTTTTCGGCGTGAGAAGCTAGATATCCCTATGAAGCTATACACATCCAATTATGCCCGCCATGCTAAGGATCCAAACGCTGTTTGCATCAGTGTTAAGGCTCCCTACTGGTACAAGGGAAAAGCGTATTATCCACTGGCTCCCACGTGGGAATTGGTCAGGGCTAAGAAGGCTGGTGAGATTGACGAAAAAGAATACACGATTCGGTACCTTCAACTGTTAGAAGATCGTGGACTAGACCCTAAAAAGGTTGCCGAGGAGCTTGGTGATGGGGCGATTATGTTGTGTTATGAGAGCCCAAAAGATTTTTGTCATCGACAAATTGTGTCATGGTGGATGAACAAGAATGGTATTAGTGTCGAAGAGGTCTTTTTCAAAGAGCAGGCTGAGAAGGCAGACAGTACTGTTGAGAGATTTTTGAAAGACGAGTAATATATGTCCTAACTATGGGGCATAATAATGAAAATAACACCTGAGTTAGTCAAGTACATTCAGAATGCAATCAAACTAGCACAGCTCGTCGGCATCGAAGAGTTAATCATCGAACCAGGAATGGTTCGTGGTATGGATACAGCTCGAACGGTCGCTATCATTCAAGATAGTGACGTACCAGAACTTCCATGTGGTGCATTAGGTATCACTAGACTAAATGTGCTTAATTCTCGCATCAACGTTGTTGGCGGAATGGAAGACTTCAATGTGGATGTTACCGTCAAAGACGGTACTACACATGCTTTCTCGCTCACGCTGAAAGCAAAGGGCACTAAGATTGATTATCGTTGTGGCGATCCAACACTGATTCAAGCTAAACGCAAGATCAATGATCCATTGCGTTACAAAGTAAGCATCACCCCTGAGATGGTTGACCTACTCAACAAGGGCATGTCAGCCATGAGTGCAACATCAGTAGCTATCATTTGTAATTCAGAAGGTGTTTCTTTTGAATTAGTAGACAATAACAACGACATTTTCAAGCATGTATTTGCCGAAACAGTCGAAACAGTCGATGGTTCACTAATGGACACCCCACCTAAATTTGCCTATAGATATTCAGCAAAGCTACTTCTTTCAGTTTTGAAGAAGGAACCAACCTATTTTGAAATAGGCACAGTTGGTTTGTTGAAAGTGGTAGTTGACGGTCTCAGCGTGTTGCTGATTCCTGTCGAATAAAGGAATATCAATCATGGAAATCACACCAGATCAATTAGAAGCTCTTAAGAAGTCTCTTTATGAAGAGATGAAATCAAAAATCGTCGAAGACCTCAAGAGTGAAGAAGACAAGCGCCGTGAAGCTCTCCTCAAAGAGCGTGAAACAGCAAAGCAGAATCGTGAGGCCTATGTTACTGCCATGAAGGAATCAACCGATCCGTGGGTTGATATTCTTGGCATAGTACAAACCAATGAAGGTGTGAAGGTTGAACTTGATTGGAATGATGCCTTTGTTAAGTATCTCAGAGCAGAAGGTATTGCAGCCGCAAAGGATGAAGCAGTTGTTCAGAAATGGGTAGCACTATTGCTACGTGACATGTCTGAAACAATGGAAGGTGCTGGTCCTGTTACAAGAAGTGAAAGTGAATATGCATAATGCAGCCAGTAATTTGTTAGGTCAGCGATATCTAGTGTTCGATATGTCGAATCTATTGTATAAGACATTCTTCGTTCACAAGAACGAGAGCGATCTTACTGTCGCTGGTATGGCTCACCACACAGCTCTTGTAACATTGAACATGTATTACAAGAAGTTCAGACCAAACAAGGTAGTCATGGTGTTTGATCGAACATCTTGGCGCAAAGCATACACAGCAGGTCCAGATTGCTTGTCCAAGCGTCCTTATAAGGGCAATCGTCGACAGAAGATGACACCTGCAGAAAAGATCAGATACGAAGTATTCTTGAAACACCTTGCTGATTTCGAGCTCATGATTCGTGAACACACTTCCATTATTGCCCTTGCTGGTGATGGATTGGAAGCTGACGATCTGATGTCGGGACTTTGTCAGGTACATACACTTGATCCAGACAACGAACTCATTATTATCAGCAGCGATAAGGATATGCTTCAGTTACTTGGCTATCCAAATGTTCGCTTAGTCGATCCTAGCACAGGCAAAGATCGTACTTTGGAAGAATGGAATGGTGATGTTGAGTACTTCTTGTTTGAGAAGTGTATTCGTGGTGATGCAGGGGACAATGTAATGAGTGCGTTCCCACGTGTTAAGAGCACCCGCATTGAGAAGGCCTACAAAGACGAATTGGATCGTGTCAATTTGATGCAGCAGGTATGGAAGAACCCCGAAGGTGTTGAGTTCACAGTCAAGGATGTGTTCAAAGAGAACCAGCTATTGATGGATTTGCGCAAACAGCCAGATGATATTCAGAAGCAGATTGTAGTATCGATTCTTGAAGCTGAAGCCAATAGAGGCAAGTTCTCTTATTTCCACTTCCTAAAGTTCTTAGGTAAGTATGAGCTCAAAAAGATCGTAGAACAGGTCGACAATTTTGTCGATATGCTTAACAGTTAAATGACGTCATCCACTTTTGGTGCAGGTGGAGGATTCTGTCCGTTGTTTGCATTGTTCTGTGATGTGTTTGCATCAAGCCATTGTTGATTCTGTTGGTTGGAATTCAACTGACCTCTGCGTGAAACATCGTTTGCTGAGTCACTGACACCATACTTAGCTGCCATGAACTTGCTGTAACCTTCAATTGAAGCAACATATGCTAGATAAGCGAAGAATAGTTCTCCACCCAACTGATTATGCATAGTCTGATACATCACAACCCACGTTCCGGTGATGCCACCAATCAATTGAAGAAGCTTTGTTAGACTGACCTTTGTTGTGCCTTTGCCTGTGATTAGGTCGGTCCAATCGAGTTTGCCTGATCGGTGTGCCAACCACATTAGTAAGGCGAAGAAGCCGCCAAAGATTAGAATACCTGCTTTAAGGGGGTCTAGTGATCCGAGCCAGGATCCTGTGTTTACTAATGCTGTTTGAATTGCTTCCATCATAATCTGTGTCTCAATATGGTGTGATTCTGTATTTATTTGGGGGCTATAAATAACGCTGGAGAAATAATGACAGCTGTAGCAAGAAACACAATTCCCGGCCAAGACCCTACTTCCTGTACACCACCTGACTATATCGCTGTGGGTAGTCCCGACGTGTTTGCTAACAATCGCGCCATTGCTAGAGCTACACAGGATACCACTTCTGGTCATGGTGGATGTAAACCGCCCGCTTTAATCTTAACGGGATCTCCAAATGTCTTTGTTAACAATAAACCAATGAGCAATGTGGGTAGTGTAATAGCTAATCACCTGAACTGCAGCAATCAGCAACATAACGGGAAGATTATTTCACAAGGATCACCAGATGTTTTTGTTAATGTGGGAGGAGGCGTTTCATATATTGTTGACGTAACACCAACGAACACAACATATGATAACGATAACATTAGTCCTACCTTTGGTACGTACCAGCCCATCACAGATCCAGTTGCTATACCGAAGAATGGTACCGCTCTTGACAATTTCTCGTACGAGAACGATGACGTTGACCAAGCTCCGCCGCCACAGGTGCCGCCATTTTATGCTGAGGGAGCACCAAATGGAGCTCCACCTCCAATTGACGAAAGCCCTGTCCAGCCACCTAGCAATCAGCCTGCACCTCATACGTGCACTGGTGTAGAGAGTCTTGATCCAGCATTCAAATGGACAGACGATACTGGTGGAGATGGATCAAACGGAGCCTTTGATTTGTGGGCACAAGGCTTCCAATTGTCAACAAACTTCACAGTATATGATTTAACTGTAGGTCCTTCAGTTAGCACATATCGTTTCCTAACGACAACCAATCAGCCAATTGGATTATCAACAAAACAAATCCTTCAGAACATGTGCTTCCATGCAGCAACAGTTCTTGAGCCACTTCGTGCATTATACGGTCCATACGAGATTACATCAGGTTGGCGAAATGCTTCCAACAACAGCCAACACAACAAGGGCCAAGCCACAGATATTCAGTATCCTGGATTCACAGCTCAGAATTATTGGGACAGGGCTTTCTTGGTCCGTGACAACGTCAATTACGATCAAATGATTCTTGAGTATGGTGGTAGAAATCCATGGTTCCACTTAAGTTCGAACAATTCCGGTCATAGACGTCTAGTTTTGACCCAAGTTGCTGCTCCAAGTACGTATCAGACGGGCCTATTCCGCGTTGTTTGACGATTGGTATCCCTCCATTTTTTCCATCTAAATATTTTCACCAAACGTTACTCACAACTTGGTTTAAGGAGAAAATAGTATGCCAGTTTTTACACGTAAGAGCCCACATCACCAGCATGTGGAATGGATTGATTTGAAAGGTAATGGTGTTATCGTTGAATGCGCCGTTATGAAACGCGATGACTTTGGCAACATTTATTATGTTGACATCTCATCTCTTGACAAGATCGACAAGACACGTCTCGCAAAGATGTTGGCAAGTCGTCATGCTAAGACGTTTCCACTTTGGGATTTGATGAATTCAACAACTTTGAACAATGGCATGAATGCATTGACATACTTCCACCAGTTGGTGAAGGTAATTACACCAGAAGGTGTTGTCATGAATCCACGTCAGGGCCAGATCGGTGTCGGTCGCGTTGATATCAAGAACGCACTTGAACTGCAGGCCAATATTGCATCAGCACAGCTTGCTGAGCAGCAGAAGACAAATCCAAAGTAATCTACTTCCAAGTAGGTGAGTGATAATAAAAAGCCCTCGAAAGAGGGCTTTTTTATTTGCGGACTTGGATTGCTACATCATGTCCAAGATCTAGAAGCTGCTCGTACAAACCTTGTGGGCTAACTGTAGTGTCTTTCAGATCTAGGAGACGAGCGATAAATTCAGAACAGATCTCACCACTGAACTTGGCGTGAGGTAAACGCCATCCTATTTTCTTAAAGATAAATTCACGAATACCAATATAGATTGCTTCGATTGAATTGTATTTCTTGATTCCGAGTTCGCTAAAAGCTTGCTCTTCGTACATTATAAACTCAGTTGGGGCAGGTACGATGTCAAGATCGTTGTCAGCATACACACTTAGATTCTGAATTCGGCGCTTAGTACCACGCTGAGATTCAATAATCATGACTCTATAGTTGTCACCTATGCGCGCCCAAAACGCTATTCCTACATGAGAGTAATTTGATCGTGTAAGAAATTGCACGATGCGGGAGATTTTGCCTCTATTACGCATAAAGACAATATCGCCATCTTTGATTTTAGAAACAGCGGACGTGTATGGCAGCACTTGCATGTATTTTCTCCATGAACAGGAATGAAAATATTTATAGTACTGTAACTTAAAAGTTCCTAATTAGAACGAACGAGCTAGAGATACGGTGATTGTGTACGTAACTGTCAGTGTTCTGTTTGCTGCTTTTACAACAGGATTGAAGATAAGATGTGACAAAAGACGCTCTCTTTCAATGCCTGGAGTTGTTGGAGCATTTTGAACACCAGCGTCCTGACCCGCAACGGCTGTCTTAATCGTTCCCCCCGTTGGAGGATTAAGCGATGTGAACAAATTCGAACCAATTGAACCAGCGGTTACAGCCATCGATGAAGACGAACCAACAGTTGGGCTAGTGAAACGTAAGAATCCGTATGTCTGAGCACCTGTGATAGACGAGAAGCTCGTTGTATCATCAGTGATTGCAACTGTTGCACCACCTGGAAGAGGATTTAAGCTACCCCAAGCTGGATTCCAATCTACGTCACCTGTATTGATTGCTTGGCAAAGATCACCGTAAAGGACTTCACCGCTTGTACCAGATCCACCAGCAAGTGGAACTGTAAAGCTAATGTCAATAACACCACCAGCGTCGACGTTAATTTTAAAACTATACTGCTGACCAGCAACCAAGCCTGTGTCATCTGTTGAGAAACGATTGCCAACATCCACATCCTGATATCCGGTTGAGTCAGCTGCAGGAGCACCTGGTGTGTATAAGCCGAGTTCATCAAATGCGAACGATGCTTCTGTTGCAGAAATCGTATCTGTCTCTGTTTGACCAGTTGGTTCTTCTGGGTTGAGAACGCATGTTACAATAATTTGTGATGTCAAACCCAACTCTACGCTTCGAACACCTGGTCCTGAAACGTGAGGAGTTGAAGGAGGATCGTCAGCCGGTACAGCACCGCCGCCTGGACGAGTGCCTGTATTTGCGTCAGCTGAACCTGGATCTGTTCCCAAAAGAGGGTTAAGAACTACCTGGCCCTCGTCGATAATTTCACTATAGGTCTCATGATACAATCGTGAATCCCATGTACGTGTGTCAGGTGGTTGACCATCGTTTGGTGTTTTGTATGTGATCGTGAATGCAGCGTCTGTAGTTGTTCCACCGTTGCCGAAAGCAATGCGCCAAATGTTGAAGTTGGACTCGTTTGAAAGCGCGCGAGCAATGACTCTTGCCATGTTTTGAGGATGGATTGCATTGTACTTGTCGAGCAATACATTGCCAAGATCATCGACGATCTTTACATGACCCTTCATGGTCACACCTAATTCGTCGTGCATTCCTTTTTTCTTGCGTCGTGCCATTGAAAACTCCAGTTATCCTGTATTTATGCTATAGTCAAACTTACAAACTTGGTGGTAACGTCAAAAGGGTAAGAATAATATCATCCATACCATCAGCTGTGGTTACTTCAACGGTGATGATATCACCTTCATTAATTGTCACTTCTGATAGTGTTGGGGTAGCGACGCCTGCATTATCTACAGCGATAGTACCAAGTGTGGTTGGTGATCCTCCTTCGAGAAGTGTGACTGTTAACACACCGGCTGAAGTTGGAGGCGTACCAAAATAGAATTGTGAATCTAGTAGATCCTCTGGAAGACGATATTCACGTACAGCAATGAACTTCAGAATGATATCACCATCACTTGGAGTTGTAAATGTGCTACCTGCGATATCATAATTCCAAGCACTACCACCGGATGCTGGTGCAGCGATCCAACCTGTTGGTGATCCAGCTTGATATGTCAATACATCTCCATCAGCTGGACTTGTGATTGTTACATCACTAAGACTATCAAGTGATAATGCTGCCCATGATGTGTTTGTTCCATTTGTTGTTAAGAACTCACCACTATTGCCTGTTTGTGTTGGAAGCAATGCGTTTAATGCCGCATTTGCTGAGGTCTGTCCAGTACCACCGTTTGCAATAGCAAGAGTTGTACCGTTCCACACACCTGTTGTAACTGTACCAAGAGTTGTGATAGAAGTTTGGCCTGCATATCCTGCCGCGATATCGATGTTTGGGGCACCAGCAACACCGTCACCGTTTGATACGGTGATTCTGTTTGTAATACCTGTGATAATACGCGCTGCATATGTGTCAGCCGCTGTTCTTGTTACTAGACCATTTGATGAGATTCCATTTGGAATATCAAGATCGTTTAGGAAGTTAAGAACTGTAGTCTTTCTTGCTGCACTGGAAGCACTAACGTCAGCAAAAGCTAAGAAGTCACCGGTAACAACCGTAGCAGCTGTTAGATTAGTGTCTAAGCTAAGGTTGACTGTTAATGTGTTTGGACCTGTTGATGCAACTGTGGATAGACCCTGTCCACCGACAATAAGAATTGTTGCGCCGCTTGAAGCTGCTGGCGCCGTTCCTGAATCACCCGTAACCGTACCGTATGCAGGTGTTGGTGTGCCGGCTTCAAATGCTGCCCAATCTGTACCATTATTGTAGTAGTACAAATTGTCAGAGGTGTTGTAATAAATGCGTCCAGCAAATGCTGTAGGAGCTGTAGGCAAACGCTCAATGATTGCATTACGCAGTTCACCTGAACCCAACGTTGCAAATGTTAAATTACCATTGACTTTCATTATACGCTCCTATGATCACACCATTATCTTGGTGAAATCATTCTCCTTACTGATGTTGTTAGCTGCTTAACGGCATTGTTGAATGCGACAGGCTCAACCAGCATCTTTCCAAGATCGTAATTCTGAAGTAATGTCTTATCGACATCTTCAAATACGAATGTTCCCTTGCTACCACTTACTTCAATCGAAAGTAAGTTGATATTATTAAGACGAAGGCAAGCTGCTAAGTAAATGTCCGATGTTTTATACAATGTTCCCATGATCTATCCTTATGATACAAACGCCATTAAGATGGCAATGCCTGCTTGAGCTGCACCAAATGTGACAGTGATATTATCTTCGTCAACAATGACTACTGAATCTGGAATGATTAGTGTGTTAGTGTTGTCGTATATTTGCGTGATTACAGTTTCTGATCCAAGATTATGTGCAATGTTCCAGGTTGAGATGGCAGAAGCTTGAGTAAACTGATAACCTGTGACAGACGATGCTCCACTGCCTGTTACGGCTCGTGCATACAAACGTCCAGTATCTCTGTCTAATTGAATTGGAACTAAATTTGTCATGGATTATCCGTATGTAATTACTTGTTGTGGTTGGACGTAGATCGTTACTGCATCAACGATGTACCCAATCTGCTGAACTGAACCTGTTTGAGGCACAGTAGTTGTTAGCTCACCATCAGCACTTACAAACAATGGTGTGTTTGGTGGCTGTGTATCGAATACGTCCCAATCCCAAGATATGTTTTGGACAAATCCGGTCGGAATGTATGACTTGTATTGCCCTGATGTCATGTCTTCAGCAGCGATACCAATAGCTGGCAGCGTTGGTGTTGTGTTACGTGCTAGTACAAGCTTGCCTGGGTTCTGGAAGGCCACTGGCTGATAAGCAGCAATTGATTCTACAGCGCTAGCTGAGAATAATACTGCGTCAAGACGGAAGCTGGCAATACCACCACTCGTCTCATATGTTGTGGACAACGGGGTTTCCGTATGAATGAATACCACTTTACGGTCACCACGATAGCGACGAAGAGGCTTTTGTTCATCGTCAAACAAAATATAACCTGCATATGCAGTCACATTTGTAATACTGACTTGTGAACCAAGTGCGTAAGCTGATAGTCCACCTGAGCCACCACCAGTATACGTAGCAGCGAACACACGAAGTGTGTCAATCCACGAGGAACCAACACGAACTTTCATGATGAAGTTAGCCGTATCAAACCAATGTTGATCAGCGACTGGACTTGAAGGTGCAGTTGGGCCAAATACAGGAGCAACTGTTGTATAATCGTAAGCGATCTCGCCTGTGACGAAATCCACATCCCAATACAAGTAGTATGATCCTACAGTTGTGAATGGGGCATTGTTGTTAGGCCCGACACCATTGCCTGAACCCCAAGCTGTTGAGCTTGGATTCGTATTTTGAATCAAGTAGTTCTGATTCAGATAAGCGATTGTTGCTTGTACAGGTACATTTAAAACAGCTGATGAGATATCAACACGATTGCCTGAAACGACAACGAACGGACCGCCCTGACTTACTGTAGGGTAACGTACGATTCCTTCTCTGAAATTTAGTTTTGCCATTGCAATCCTGTCCTGTGTTATTACGGGTCTATTTATCCGCTATGGTACAATTGAAGGTAAGTATCTGCGTCTGCATCCATTCCACCCATATCAAAGCCACCAACATCAAATCCGCCAATCAGCGGCAAATCTGTGATAAGCGTTTGATCAAACGCTTCAATCATGGTCACATTCATGACATCTGTGAATGTAAGATCAATGACCATATCAAGGGTATCCGGCATCGAAACGCGGGCTGCATCGTCGTACACGTACTCAATCAGTACTTCCATTACCTTCGTGTGGTATGGTTTAATATCTTGTACGTAGTCGATCAAGCCTTGAACTGGATCTAGTGTTTTAATGAAATTTGATGCCATTATTTTACCCTTTAGTCATCAAATAATGCACCGACCTGGAATGGTCGAATGCCATGAAGTGCAATCATGGATGTCTTAAAGATGTCAGCATATTTAGCCTTCTGTGAGAATGCTGCATTGTGCAATACAGAGAAGAAAATACGATTGACATGTTCAGCAGCGAACGATGTGTAGATCAAATCCATAGTATTGACAACATCCGTGGCTGTTTCAAATGTGTTATCATCGAAGAACAAATCAATATCGACAGGTGTAAAGTCATTTTCTGGATTCTGAAGATCGAATAAGACGCACCCCAATGCTAGTGTTCCATTAGCGAATGCCTGGCCATCTCCAAGTCCGTACTGCGTATCTGTTCCATAGGTTTGATCATACAATTCACGATTCAACGACGGAACGCGAATTGTAGGATCATCCAACTTGAACTGAACCATGCTCTCAGTAATTCTATCCCACAACCAACGATCAATCTTTCCTGTTTGATTCTGACGGATCATCTTCCACTCTTGGTGCTTATTCTTGAGCTGTAGAGCTGTCTTGCCGTGATCTAACGAGTCACGCAATGTGTAATCGCGAGTGTAACGTAAGATGTAACGACGATCAGCATCGATAATACCTCTCAAGCCGCGGATAATGGACTGTGAGAAGCGCAATGGAATGTTGTACAAGTATCCATCTACTACAACACGTGTTGGCTGCTTTAAGTTCTGGAAGAACATATAAGGTGTTGGCAAGGCTACTAACTGATTACCTGTTTCAGCAGGTGACAATGTTCTATTGTTGTTCTTTGTGAGCTTGTTTTCTACCCAGAAATAGTACTTGAACTTCTGAATACCGAATTGATCATAGTAATCTGTGATTGTATACTCGTAATCTTGAAGCATTGTTCCAGCTTCAACAAATTCATCAATAATTTCTTGATCTGTTGGTGGCATTGCTACAAATGTTAGGTGGTCTTCATACTTGATTTCATCAACTGTAAGAACTACTGTTGTATCATAGTCCACTGTCTTCAGTAATCTACCATTAACATAGATGCTGATAACATCAAGTGTTGGTGAGCCACCAAGATTAAAGTTCAAATCACTATCAACAGCGAATGTATACTGTGTTGGAAGTGCACTGTTTGGAGTACCGTCAATTGCAACATCCAACTGCTGGATTACTGGTAGGAAACGGACCCAATCAGTACCTACTTTTCTGAACAGTCTCTTATTGACACGTCCTGACTTGCGAAGTTGTTCGTCAATTGAAACGTCGTTCTCCTGCAATGCAGCAATTTCATTGTACTCGTCAGGTGTGACATCTGATTCTACCCATTCACGAACTGTGATTGATGCCCAATCTGCAAGATTTCCCCAACCAACAAAGCGAGTTTCAAGGTCTGGCACTGCATTCAAATCATAGTATCTGAAGTAGTCGATTACAGCGGTATCTAACCACGTTGTTCCTACTTGTTGAATGTTCCACTCTGAAGGAGATGTTCGATTAAATCCAACACCAGGTTCAATTGCAGCATATTGCGTATCACCAAGTGGAGTATTTGTATACAATGCTGGATCACGATCGTTTTCAAGATCAACGTTATGCATTGAATTGTAATAGTTCATTCCACGAGCCGGATCCCACATTTGAACAGGTGTAAGTACTGTCTGTGCGATGACGTCAATGATCTTTGCAGGATTCTGAGAGTTGTCATCCTGTACCAATCCCCAGATGCGGAAGTTAGAATTGAATGATGGTGAACCACTGTCAGGGGCAATGGCTGTTACTAGCTCAGGATACAAGAATTGAACTACATCAGAGTTGACATTCTGATAGTGTAATCCTTCCACCAACTTAGAGGTTGTGTATTCAACTTGAATTTCTTCACTTCCATCTAGAGCTACAGGGAAGAATACATCATTTGAAAGTAAGCCAGTGCTTACTGTTTCTGAATAGTCGATGCCAGACTCAAGAAGTCTTCCATCCTTGAATAATTTGATACTACTTGCAAATGGAATATATCCTGAAGGTAGTGTTATCTGGTTGCCGGGTGAGAATGGAATACCAGCTGGGCTTCCATTATAGAAGCGAACATTAAATCCAGGAGTATACCAGTTCAATAATATCTCAACTGCGTCGGATTTGAAGCCGTGACGTAGAGAAGGGGTAGTGCGATTTGTGAAGTCGTCCCAGTAACCACCATTGACCCATATGTCATTGCTTGCATCCCAAGTCCAGAATGTGCTAATTGTTAGGAATCCGTCGAAATCACGAACAATAATGCCCTGACCATCAGCTGGTGTACTGTATGGAGCAATTAAATTACCAACGTATGTGCTTGGTGAACTTGTCTTATTAGATAACGCTTCAACATAAGCTGTACCATCTAGCTGAGGGGATCCAACACCTACTAATCCACTATCAATGTCAAAGAAATCAATCTGAACATACCCGACAGTTTTCAATGTGAAGTACATTGTCTCGCCATTGTCTTTCAATATTGCCATCTGATCGGGCTGATTGTACCAGCGAGATTCGTCTGTAACAAGAATTGGGATGAAACCATCAGAACCAATCAAAATTGGCTCACCATCTTCCGGATATGCATAGCCACAAGGCATCTGATCGTACGTATTCATTGCATAGCCAGGTAAGCACAAATCATCTTCAGTGATGAAATCAAGACGAAGATCGTTCGAACGAGCATCTGATGTTGTAAGATACAACTCTGGATATTCTTTTTCTGCTGCTGAACCAAAATCAGCAATCTTGACTGCCCAGAACTCGTCTACCTTAGCATCAATGAAGCGGCGCGAGTTAATAAATGCAGTAATAGCATTGACTGAACCCTTACGCTGAATCATTCCACGCCAGAAAATGAACTGGGATTTAGGATTGATGTTTAAATCGTTTAGATATGTCTTCAATCCCTCATATCCAAGAGTCTTGCGACTTTGAACAATCATAGGATCTGACTCAATTGCTGTATACGTATCGTACAGGTTGCGTAGTTCTTCAACACTTGATTCAATGTTGCGCTTCAACTCAGGATTCTGGTTGTAGTATGTCTGATAGTAATAACCACCAACGTTAGGACGTTGTGTGAATCCGATCTGACGTTGGAATTCAAGCTCAAACTTCGTGACATTCAATCCAACAAATGGATCGTAAATTAATGCGTCACCAGTTGTGTAGTTGTTGAAAATCAATACGTGTTCGTACGTGTCGGTGTATAAGTGCAATCCACCCAAGTGAATACCTTGTGTTGCAGGTACAGAGATTTGTGTTTGTTTATCTTCACGGAAGATACGAGCATTACTACGAGGAATTGGCTCACCATTCTGATCAAAGATAAGTTGTGATGAGCGGACATCTTCGGATGGACCGGTGAATACGTTAGATACAATACCACGCTCGGGTCTAAATGCAATACCTGTGCGGAATGCGTTCAATTCATATACAGCCACTGGATCGCGAAGTGTTGCAGCGGCGGAGATATACAACGTGCCGTATCCACTTGATAGTTCAATATCAATAGCAGTGCCTGCTCTTGCATCTTGTGGTGATGCTGCAAGACGGAACGTTGTTAGTGAATCACGAATTACGTAGTAACGAAGATTCTTCACAAGTGGATCCGGTAATACCCCAGTATCGGAGTTAAGAGTTACTTTGGCCCCCGTCATGAAGTCTGCATTGTGTCCAATGAATGTGAATATATCCGTTGATGTATCGACAGAGATTTCATAAACGTTAGAAGCAGGACGGTTTCTGTTCTTTCTGAAGCTGAAGATGTAATTGATGAAATTCTCGATCTCCATCTGCCAGCCTGTAGGTGCCTCTGTTGCGTTTGGATCAAGCGCACTTGCAGTTGATGTTAAAACCCAACCTTGTTCACTTTGGTATTTCTGATAGCCATCAATGATGTTGATGATCTGCTGCACACCAACGATTTCTGCAGGTGTTGTGAATGTTAGTACATTTGTAGTATCAGGAACGTAATGCTTCCAATCTACATTTGTTGCTGCGCCATTAAGAGCTTTGAATGTTGAGTGAACTTGGCCAACAAACTGCTGTTGACGACCAATTGTGGTCAGTTCGATAGGAATATTTGCAGTTGCATCCAATGATGTTTCAGCAAGACGGAACTCACGTTCGTTCAAGCGAATGATGAAATACTCAGTATCGTACAACAATGGTGAAGCCATTGTTTCATCTGAAGTCATAAACACAAGATCGCCCGTTTGCCATGGCAAATCTCTATAATCAAGTTTGATGATGCCTTGAACTACGCCATCCTCAAACTCTTCTTCAATTGTGATGATTGTTGTGTTGGAACCACTGTCGTATACAGAGGTATTAACCGTGTATGTTCCATTGTTACCGATAGAGTCTGTGATTTCAAATGAGCTACCTGTTTTGAACAGGGCAGATTGATCATTATCAACGGAAATAGTTCCGCCTAAGAAATCAAGATCGACAACATCATATGTGTACAATGAGCAAATGTTGTTTGTAAGGTCAACTCTGAATGGATAATTACGAACATCATAGTAGTTGATTGTTCGTGCAATAGGAAGATTCGTGTTAACTTCGAAGATCCACTGAGATTCATTGTTGTAACGAACAACAGCTGGTGGCATACCAACAACACTGACTCTGAAAGCATCGTACCAGTGATCAGTTACACCAGGGGAACTCTTGGCTGTCACTTGCCAGTCGAAATTCGACACAGGAACTACGCGGTGACCTAATGACAAAGACTGTGTATCAATGAAAGCTGAGAATTGATATGTTAATGGTGCATACCACTGCGTCCACAGTGTTCTAAAGTTAGAATAGTTTGTATCAAATCCAGTGTAACGTGTGTAGTTAACGTACCACTGATTTGTTCCATTCACTTGATACAATCTGTCGTCAACAATTTCACCGTGAAAGTTTGTACGGGTATGGCTAAAGGTATTGTCCGTATCGTCATCAATCTGAAGATCGTCAACGATAATGAAATCCTTACCAAACGTGTGTGCAACATAACGAACTGGATCCATTCTGAAACCAATTGTCATCTGATCATATAGGAATTGTGATGAAGTTCTCCACTGCCACTCGATTGGACCAGCATCTCCAAATGCATAATCAGCTGATGGTGTAACAATTTCACCATTATATGAGCTGAATAATGAACGTACTAAGGTATCTGGAAATGCAGGAGCACCACCAAAATATGTAAGGTAGTCCCAAAATGGTGGGAATACATCATCTGGACTGAAGTTTGTGAGTCCACCATCAGCAGATACCACACCGTTTGTGATATTAACGGAGAAGTAGTTATATGCTGGAAGATCAGCAATCTGAATTCCATGGACATTTCTATCGATGGTTGGATCGCCAGTGATACTTGTCACACCAGATGGGTAATTATATCCAGGAGGAATCGTTCCTGTGCGAATATATTCCCACATGCCGATTTGTGAGTCGAAGTCGTACTTCCAACGACGATTGCCCCATGTTACAATATCTGCATCTGTTAGAACAGCAAATTCTGCTGTCCACCATTCTGGTTCACTTTCGTATCCTTGAAGCTTCCATGGCTCGAGATGTGGATATGGAGTATTGTACACCTTCTGATACAAGTCTCTCCAGTCACCGCCAGATTCAGCGCCCGTATTAACGTCGCTTGCTAATGTGCCAAGATAGATTGTACCGATTGAAGACGTTACAACAGTACGATCTTGTGTGTACACTGTTGTTCTATCGGCAATAGAATCATATACAGCTGTTGGCAATGTGGACAGTGTGGTCCAGGTACCATCATTCAACCCACCATTCTTGATATAGAATGGAAGATCGGCAACGTTGAATGTCGCTAAGTAGTTGCCATCGATTGTAAATGAGGCTGATTCAACATCGGTATCAAGAATCTCGTGTCCAAGACCGATCGTTGAATACTTGTAATTCCACGTGAAGGCATCATCGAACACATAATCTACGTTTTTGAACGGTGATGAAATCTCTTGCTGTGAGACATAATCCAAAAATGCTTCTTCAAGGTAAGTATCGTATAGGTTTGCATCAATCGATGGCAATGCTTCCAAATCATATGGTGGAATGTCATAATCAGGAGCATTATCAAACAACATCGTTTCAACATTGAAGATGATGTCATTCAATACTGTGTTGATTTGTACAGGCTGATATGCAGCATACGTTGCCGTTGTGATATCATTTGGGTTTGAGCCGTTGTGAAGACGTTCATCACCAGGTGTTAGGCCAGGTACTGGATCCCATGTTACGTTCAATGAAATGTCCGTGGCTTTGATACGAAGTGTACCCAAGCCAGGACGAGTATCTACCCACAACGTTCCGTCTGGAACAGTGCTTGGGGGCACGATTGTCCCAGCTGATACAACAGCCATACGATAAAGAACACGGTCACCAACAGATGGAACCTGATACCAGTATACACCAGCACGATTTGTGATCGTCGACAAATATACAGATTCAAACTGTGTATAGTTATTAGGTGGTTGTACCGAAGAAACGCGACCAAATGTGTCAGGCACATTACCACGATCATCTGGAATGCGTGTGATATTGCGCGAAAGTGTTTCAATGATTGGATCAGTGAATTGATAGCTATTCAAATGTGAATCATGATGGACAAGAGCGTCAATATTAAGGACGCTATCTAGCAATCTGGTTGGACGTGTCTTATGAACTAGCTTGAAATATGGAAGTGTTGCAATCCAGTTCCTGATACCAATGTCGTTTGATCCTTCATTATCAGTGAAAGTGGTGCTGTCACCATAAACAAAGGCACCATTATCATTTTCTTCGTAAGAATTAATGATTGTGTCAGAAGCGAAGTTTGAAAAATCAATCAAGGAATCGGTCGACGTGTTACTCATCAAAGAAATCAACTGACGTCTGTAGCTTTCAATCAAATTATTGATTGCGCCTTCATATTGATCGTGAGCAAATTCGATTAGAGTACGTGGTGTGACAGTATCGACAAAAATCGACGACAAGAATGTATCAAATCCATCATTGAATTCTTTAATGCGACCGCCGAGACCGTAGTTAATTGAGTCCATAGACAACAAGTGGAAAGAACTTGTGTTTGGACCAACATAAGCAGGTACTTTTGGCTGAGCGTCGATGATTGTTGTAAAGTGAGTGATTAATTCTCTGTATGTAACAACCTTTCTGTTCTCGTGCAAGTTGTTGAAGTACAATGGATCTGGGATTTCCCAATCACCAATCCACACACCTGTTGGTGAAAGATCATTCTTCTGTCTCAAATACCATTCTGTTGTAGCTTGAGCAGTAGCTTCTGTTGGGGTTTGCCCCAATCCTTCTAACTCTTCAGCACGCTCCGTGATAAAGAGATCTCGTTGAGAGTCATATTCAGCTTCTGAACGGGCAAGCCAGTCTACTTTCTTAGGAACATAACGTTCATCGTTGGTTCCGGGTCTCCAAATTGTCCTTAGAGTATTATCAGAAGACTGTGCAATAACGTCAGTGACAATATTCCATGTTGTTGGAGAGCCTGGACCACCACTTGATTTCAAAACCTCGTTGACAGTATCGTACCATAAGAAGCCTTCGATAGCTCTGAATACTTCGTCTGGTTGTGTATCGCCAACATGAGGGGTTGCATAGTAATCTTCAACGTAGAATTGATCTGCCCACGTGGTGCCATCCCAAACTTTCAGTGTTTGGCTCTTTGTGTCGAACCAAAAATCTTGATTCTGACTTGAGTAGTCACGATAAGCGAACAATGTTCCATTGTCCACATCAATTAAGAACTGTTCGAATCCAAAATCAAGCAATGGAGAAGTGGTTAATACAAGACGCAATCCAACTGCTGGATGTACCGTTGCAGTAGGACTTGTCTCGAATGCAAAAATTGGATTTGCACGATATGCAGATGTACCATCAGCGTTATAAATGTCAAATAGTGGATACTGATTTGTTGCGGTCTTGATCTGTTCTACTTTGCGATACTTGATCAAACTGACAGTGAGGGGTTCTGTACCAGCAATTACTGCTGCAGCGAATGCTGTATCGCTTTCAGTAGTTCTAACTGGGATCTGTGAATATCCAATGTCAAGGATCGAAGCTTCACCTAATTCAATACGAACAACTTGTCCGGCAGCGTTAGGTGAATATCCAGAAAGGAATCCGATACCAGCAACGTGCGTTTCATCTGCACCAATTCCTAAATCAACTTCAGTTAGTTCATTGTATGTTCCATATTGACGGATGCCGTCAATATACACACGTACATCGTCGGAACCGATCAATGCACGATTGCGCAGAGATGCATCTAATGTGTATTCATCCACAACAGCATCCACAAGGACCACATTTTCCTGAGTATATGGGCCAGTTGCATATTGGTAGTCACCAACAACAGTATATGCACTTGTTACCTCTAAGAATGGGTTAATTGGCTGGTGATTAACCGGCACAGTATCTTGTGAACCTACAAACACCCAATGGTTATCGTACTCAATCCACGAATCACCCATTGCTGTGTATAGTGGATACAAATAGCCTGGAAGGACACCTGGATCAGCGGTCAATTCAATGTATGTTTGGTATGGAGAGCCAGGAGAACCAGACTTTTTGTAATATGACACTGCAACTTCAAGAAGGCCCAAGTTACCAAATGAACGGAACAATTTACCTGGCTTAAAGTACTGTGTCTGATCACCATAACTTTCATCAAGGATAATTGTTGCTGTACTTTGCGTGTATGATGTAAATGGAATCAACTCCAACAAGCTAGGAGCTACTGTTGATGTAGCCCAGTCAATCGTGTCGTTCTTGCGATATTTCCATGTATAATCTGTGAATGTCCATTCATTCAACTCAAGATCCCAATCGTATTCAATGATTGGGATCTGAGCCTTCTTAGCAATGTTGAAGTTGGGAACATCTGTTTTGTGAAGCCATTTGTTCTGATCAATCCATTGTTGTGCAGACTCTGAGTAAGGTGGAATACCACACTCGTCTGTACCAGCCTGATCCCAAAGTGTACCACCATCTGTTTCAGCCAGTGTAACTGAGAAGTTTGTAACGATTGGATTCCATTCTGTACCATCCCATTCGTACAATACGTCACCATCAGTGTCGTACCACATAGGTGTATCAGGTGGGGTAAAGATTGGGGAACCTGATGGTGGTCCTGGATTTGAAATAGATGCAATAAATGTAGCGTGATCGCCTGGAGGAATACCACCCCAGATTGGATCTTCGGGATTATCATCCCATTGAGACTGATCCCATCCAATTGTTCCTGTACATTGACAATCACGATCAGCTTCAGCTTGTGTTAAGCTATCTTGAAGTGAGACATCACCACTCACTGTGCTGTTTGTTAACATTACATTGACGGTGACCGTTGCGACGGTATTTTCATCATCGTAGTCGAGAGCAGTTACAGTAAAGAAGGTGTTATTGATTTCAGAATTTGTTGAATTTGTTACGTAGAATACGAAGCCAGGCTCGAACAGACGGCCATAATCGCCATTGAACACGAATCTATTGTACTGGCGAAGCTGAAGCGAACCACCTGCACCTTCTGGCACAAGTGTTTCTACTACTGAAATAGTTGAACGATCGGTGATGGGATCATATGTTGGTGTTGATGCAACAGTTATAATTCCATCATTTGATGTGGTACCAACAAGGTTGAAAGATTGGTTAGAAGTAAGTTGTCCAACAATGTCATTCTCGACTATAACAGTGCTTGATGTAATAGACGTGATAGTGAAAGTAGGTGCTGATGTAGCTGATACTAAGATATCGTCAATTTCAATTGTTTGGCCATACTGGCTAACAAGTCGTTCCCAGAAGTTAGCATATGCTTCAGCCTGCTTACAACGACTACGGATTGTAATGTACTGTGGACGAGAGTTTGGCTGAAGTTCATCGTACCAATAGTAATCTTGGTAGTTGATTAACTTATCCATATCAATAGGTGGAACCCAGTTGAACTTCTGAACACTACCCCAAACAGGCAGTCTTTCGATGTCTACACCAAGGCGCTCAAGTTCATTAAGGATGTCCTTCCAAGAAGCCATGTGATCAACGGAGCCAACCTTTGCATTGATGATAGGTTGGAGCTGGAACGCCTGACGATCGATTGTAGGCTCACGGATCTGACGTGATACAATGGCTTGTGAGTTGCCTCTACCAATGTAGCCGCTAACGTTTTTGGTTTCGTTTTTGGTTAAGAAACGATTGAACAGATTTTCAAAGGCAGAATGGTTAGTCTGTGACTGATAGACCTCAGGCAATAGACGGTCTAGTTTCATTCTGGGTTTGTTATAATCGCTGTTATCTACCACTTTCGTGCACTCTCCAATATGTCTTATATTTATCTAAGGAACCCTATCAAAAATCCCGCGCGGTTTCACATGTTAGGGTGGATAACCCTGATATTATTTGTCTACATGAATCAGTTCCTGTACACTCAGCCCCACATTCTCACAATATTTAGGAGTTGATATGAAAAGGTTCGTGCTAATTGGTTTAATGTCTCTGCTCGCTGGTTGCTCTATTCACAGTCCAGGTCCAGGCGAAGAGATTGTGTTGGTTCAGAAACCATGGATATTCGGTCATGGTGGTGTTGTAGACGAACCAGTGAAGACAGGCCTTTCTGTTACAGCATTCTCAACGTGGGGTGTTGAAGTATTCGTTCAGCCAAAGGCATATGAAATTGATATGGCTGACATCATGACAAGCGACGGCGTTCCTCTGTCATTCCACTCCGTATTAGTATTGCAAGTTACAGACAGTGTTGGACTGATCAAACACTTTGGTGCTGATTGGTATCAAAACAACGTAGCCAATCCTTATGCTAAGATTGTTCGTCAGGCTGTTCGAAAGCATGGTATGAATGAAACAGCTATCTCAACAGTTGCTGTAGATGAGATTGATCACGAAATCATGCTCAATATGCAGCAGTTGCTGAAGGATCTGAAGCTCCCTGTGTTAGTTGTTCAATCCTCGATCGGCAAAGCCAATCCACCAGATGCTGTAAAGAATCAGCGAATTGAAACTGCTTCACAGCAGCAGCGAATTCAGACTGAACAGCAGAAGCGATTGGCCGAAGATCAGCGCAAAGCTGCTGAAGTTGCACGTGCAAGTGCTGATAATGCTTATCGCGAAGCAATGCATTTGTCACCCGAACAGTTCATTGAATTGCAGCGCATTAACATGCTGAAAGAGGCATGCGTTAAGGGTGCTTGTACATTCATTAACAGTGGTGTCACGCCAGTTCTCGACGTAAGCAAGAAATAAATCTAAAACAGAGCCTGTTTAAGCTAGTCTTACTCAGGCTCTTGTCTTATGTTGGTTGGGGTGTAGGATGCTACGATCTCAATGTCCGTTGTTTGAATGTCCGGAATGAATAGCTCATCTTCTGTTGCCATGATCTGGAACATATCGCCGAACTGATTTGAAGAGTACAGAGGTACGATTACTACTGACTTAATCTCAGGTCCTAGAACAGCATGAATTGAAGCGTTTAATTCACTGTAGAAGAATGTCTCACCAAATTCCCAATCTTCAAGTGTGAAGAAGTTACGAATCACATTTACAATCTGTACCTTGACTTCATTATCAGTCAAATTACCACCATCTGCTGGACGGATAACTTCAAAGCGAGCACGAAGCTGCGGGATTGCCTTTGGACCAAATAGAATCTTGAATTCACCCGGATGTAAGATCACAGTGTCCGAGATCATCTTATTATCGATCAGGTTACCATACGTGTTACGCAACTCTAGTGGTGTTTGAGCAGTTGGCTCATCGTCTGAACGTCCCTCAATCCAACGTCGAAGCGCAAGATAATAACCACGTGTCACAATGAACATGTCGATGATATTAGAAGCAGCTGGATCTACCAAGTTCAAGCGTGGAGTAAAGTGGAACCAGGCGAAGTTGAACGGATAACGGCCGGCATAACGAATATAATGACGATCAGCTTCTACTGTGATCTGATTATCAATTGCCCACAACACTTTAGCTTCGTCTGTTGTTTCCATTGGCTCATATGGATCTTGGTTTGAAATGCGATGCAAATAAACATGATCGATATAATCGATACGAATCTGTGTTACCACAGAAGCATATGATGGTGAACCACCGCTTGGAGCAAGGATACGAATGTTGTCAGTTAGGCCATCTGGAAGATCAGCATCGATTGGTAGCTGTTCCGACCATTCACCTGTTCCGTTACCATGTGGCACAGTGTAAACAATGGTGCCATCAGCATCCAACAAGTAGATGTTGAGTTCATCTAATGTATATGATGGATCCACGATGATTGATCTGTCTAATGTGACATCCATTGTTGCAGCAAATGTCAATGGATTAATGGTGACCTTGTTGAACAATTCAGGCAATGCTACATTATCTGGAATACCATCCTCATTATCATCAGTGGATTCGACATTCAAGCGGTGGATGTCTGGTAACCCTACGTTTGGTAAACTGGATTCGTCAACTAGCTCTTGTGACAAGGCTAGTAAGTTGATGTTATTGTCCAGCACTGATGTGCCTTCAGAGTTGACATTAGCCTTAAGAACAGCAATGTAATCTCGTACTGATGCTAATGTATCAAAGTCGATAACTGTGTTGGCTCCATTCGTATTCCAGAACTGTGTTTCTACACTTTGAGCTATCAGACGTCGAGTTCTCCACGTAACAATCCAGCCCTGAGGACTTGATCCAGAGTATGACTTACGGATACGAATCATCCAAATGACATCCGATGGGGCACCTGCTGGAGGGTTGCTGGTATTCGAAGGAATCCATTCGTCTTGTGATGGTGAGTAGTACAAATCTGTTGTTTCAAAATTTGTGTCACTTACACGATCAAGGATACATGCCAATTCTGTTGAAGGTGTAATGCTGAAGCTATATGGCTCATCATTAAACTGGCATCGGACATTAATAGGATTGCTGAAAGTTGGACCTGAGAATCTTGATGCAAGTACATTGTACAAATCAACACTGCAAAGAAGTGGCTCCACATATGTTGAGATCAAATCCGTTGCTGATATAAAGCTATTGACTGTGATTGTTCCACCTTCTGATGGCTCTTTTTCAACCCAATACAATGCGAGATCATCACCGAACATCTTAACGTTTTCATAATACTCGCGTGGATCATGCCATGCAATGTACTTAGAGTCGCCTGCAAACGTACGGTTAATAGAGCGCAACTTCAAAATCGTTGGATCCTGAAGTGGGAAGGAATTATAGTCACGGCCATTAACCATACGATCCTGTGTGTAGTACACAGATGGAGCGACGCGACGGATGTGCTCAATATCTTCAGATGGAGATGCATTCAATAATGAGCTAATCAGCGAGAACTGGAAGGTAAACGTTTGGACATTGCCAATAGCATCATTATATGTAAATGTGGCTAATTGGTTAACTACTGTGGAGCGTGGAATTGCAACGTCTGAGTTAGCAGAGACACGGAACCAAATATCAAACGCACCTGAAGGAATATCAGCGAATTCACCATCACCGAAGATCAAGCGAACATTATCAGCATCTAGTGTTTCTGTTTCATACTTGCGACGTTCGCGGCTCGTATTGAATAGAATATTCTGTGCATTTGATAAGTCAACTTCGAACCACTCACCATAACGGGCAGCATCATCTGACAAGTGAGGCAATACAGTGCTGTATGGGTTTGTTACAATGATCTGACGTGAATTTGGATCAACATTATTCAACCACAAGTCTGTTTCGTTAATATTGTCAATGCCAAGATCTAATGTTTGGTTAGGTGTAATGCCATCAAATGTGGTCTGTTGCTTCTGTAATGTACCTTGTTTTGTATACACCAAGAAGCCTGTGGTATCTGATGCATCTCCAAGACCGTCAGAAGCGTACAACAAAGCAAATTTACCATTTACTTCAGGGCGCTTTTCTGTTGGTCCTGTGCTTGTAAGCTCAGTTGGTACAAGTTCCATTGGCAATGTTTGACCATTGACAGTAGCTGTGAATGGAAATACACTCTTTCCGTTAACATTCAAAGGATTGTTATTAAGCGTGTACAACTCGAACAATACGTCATCTACCTGAACGCGCTCATTTGGTGATACACTGCCAAATGGCTGTTCAAGAACGCGGTTTACAACAAGAAGAAATTGCTCTTTCCAGTCTGCGTTATTGTTGTCATTCCAAAGGATCTTTCTACCAGAGATGTTTCGACCGGAAGAGTCAAACAAGGTTTCTGTTGTCTGTACACTTGTTAGTTTTACAAGACCGCGAGAAGGAATATTTCTGGAAGCTTTATATGAGATCAGCTTTGCAAGACGAAGAACAGATTCTTTACGTTCGGCTGTTGTGATGAAGTTTTCATGAGCATTGAGATCAAGACGATATGCTACCAATCCACCGACATAAGCAAACAATTCCATGATAGCGACGAATTCAGACGATTCAATGTAGTCATTGAAATCTTCTGGATAATACAACTTCATGTAGTCAACAAGACTATCCTTGATTGTATTGTAGTCAAATGCATTGAAGTTAATCTGGGTGAATACTTCGTGTGCTCTTTCCCATGCTTCAGCGCGTGATATCTGTCTTGTCATTTCTTATTCCTCAAACTGCAAGTTAAGCTCGAACGTATCTGTCATGTTCAATTGCACGTAAAGTAGTACAGCACTAGCAATGACTGTGTTTCTATCATAATCAGGTGTAAGGTTTAGACTTAACAACTCAACACGCGGATCGTAATCAAATACTGTCTTCAGCTCATCTTCTAAAATTTCAAGTGTGTCAGCATCTAGTGGTTCAAACACAAGTTCAGGAATGACGGAGCCAAACGTTGGCATCATTACTCTCGTACCACGCTTCGTGAAGATGTGGTTCAACAAGTCAAGTTTTACTAATTCAATGTCTTCGATGCCGAAACTTTTGGTTCGTTCGAATTCAAAGGATGAGTAACCTTTATATAACCCTTTTGTTAAAGCCATTGTTCACTACCTGGTTGGTGCCAAAATGATATTTATCAGTAGGGTGCACATGAATTTTAGCGGTGCCACTCAGGGTTTCTTGTGAGTGTAATTCCGTGAACTGCACTACCTCTACCTACTTCAGGGCTATTGTAATCGTATTCTGGCGATGCTGATGTGTCTGACGCCGTGTAAGAGCGTGCAAATGGCTCCTGATTTGGAATCATACTTGATATGAATGCATTCTCAGCATCTACAGCTGGAGATGCTGTCGCTGCCGGTGTTGCTGTTGGACCATTCAAGTGAATCTGCGGAGCTGTTTCAAGGATCTGTGATCCACCTGTTAGACTTAGTGTTGCACCAGCTTGACCATTCCAATTTGCTCCTGATTTAAGGTTTAGGTCTGATGTTGCTTCCAAATATGCGTTGCTGGTAGCTAACATATTCAAGTTAGCCCCTGATTCAATGAATGTGTTGCTGGATGATAGCAGATGTAATGTTGATCCAGCCTGGACGTGTACTTCACTAGCAGCATGTAGGTGCAAGTTAGTAGCCGTAGTAGCTCTGATATCTCCAGATGAATTCAAATGAATGCCCTGAGCTGCACTTACCCGGAATGTCTTATCCGTTGTGAAGTTGATATCACCTTTAGCTCTTACTGAAAAATCTTGCTCTGTATAGATGTAGATTGGACCTTGTTCGTCTATCTCAATCCATGATTTGCCTTTTGCAGTTGAAATATAGATTCGTTCGTTTGTATCATCAAGGATGATTTGTGAACCACCAGTCGTACGGAAACGCATGCGACAGTTATCTTTGCGATCTGTCATAGCAATGCTGTGAAAACCAGGAGTTGTCCATGAGTAATTCTGTGGATCCCAGTTAACACCATCGGTAATCTGATCTTCTAGGTATGGCTCTATACGACTCTTACCGTATCCAGCATTTCTTGTGATTGTGTCACCATCAGCTTCGGTGATTTGTGCATTTCTATCATCGGCTACTTCACTTACATCAGAACCACCCTTAGATCGAATGTATTCATTCTTCAAGAAGGCTGCTTGTCCATCTGATCCACGTGTAATCCACTCGAAGCTTTGACGGGCTGGAGCAGATCCACCACCAAAAGCTTCTGTCTGATTGTCATAAAGAGGATTGATTGGCTGTTCTGATGAAGACAATGGACCTTCAGGTTTCCCTTCACCTGCACCATTTGTAATGTATCGACCATGTGGGAGTGTGTGAGCTGACCATGGCTTGTAGAGAGCTGCAAACCAGACACGGTTTGCTGGATTGCCGTCCACACAAGCCACAAGTACCTGTGTTCCTACTTTTGGAATGTTGAACATTCCATACGCAACTGGTCCTTCCGTCTGTTGTTCACCTACTCCACGGGCTCCAAATTCGTTTGATCCAGCAAATGGAGATCCATAAATTGACCACGGAATGCTAGAGGTAAGCATTGAATCTGCATCACCAAATGCTGGACAAAATACACGTAAGCGGCCTTGTTGCTGGGGATCATTAGTATCCGCAACTTCGCCGACAGTAATACTGTGATCATAATGCTTGACCTTTTGGTCAGCCATTATTTGTTTGATGTATCCTGAGCCAGGCATGTTAGCGGTTTCCTTTCTGACGGTTGCGTATTTCTGTTCTTTGTGCGGCCGTTAGCCCTTCGGTAGGTACATTTCCAGGAGCGTTTTCATTTGATGCTGGTGGTGGAGTTGTTACTGATGAAACAATATTTTCGTTTGTTGGTGGAGTTGTCTGATCTGATCTCTTATCTAAGATGCTACCGTACGGCAAACTAAACATTTCAATCTCTTGCGTGAACGCACCTTCAGAAAATATATTATCAACTGCGAGCATCTGGTAATACCCATCGTACCAGAAGCGATCTACGAAGTCTTGACCTGGAACTGTAGATGGCATGAAGATGTTAACCTTAACATAAGCAGGTACAGTCATCCATCTTGGAGCAATCGTTTGTCCTGCTTTAGGAGATTCAGTTTCACGCTTGACAAAATCACGTGGCAATGCTGACATCTCATCAAGTAACTGAGGATTACCAGCAATTGTCATCTTGACTTGAACGTTTTCTAATGCTGCATATCGAGCAAGCACGGATTGGAAATTTGCTGTGTTGATTGGATTAAACTTGTTACGTGTAAGAGCCGTGCCCTGTTGACCGCCTACAAATGCAACTGATTTTCTTCTCTCAGTATTAGCATCTGTTGTTGCTCGTGCTTGTGAGTTTGCAGGGGCTCCACCTACACCATTGGCATCATACTGAGATGTTGCCATACTCTGTGTCTGCCCCATCAAGTTTGGGGATGTTGTGATAGTGTGAAAGAATGCCAACCCATACGACATCCTGATGTCAAAATCTTTGATGTCAGTGTTCTTACCTGAGAAAATATAATCAAATTCAATCACATTGCCTGGCTCAGGAACGAATGGTCTATCTATTGTATTCTCTACGGGGACATTCACTTGATGATAACGATGAATATGAAACGTAACCACATAATCTGTAGGTGTTGAATCAATGCTCGATGTAATTTTGTAGATGTACTTGTCTGTTTCGTTATTGACTTCTGCTACGACATCTGCACTCGACAACATAATGCCATTTATCACCTGTTCCATCGTAGGTGATGAGGAGAACGCCAAAATAGGAGAGTCAGGTTCGTTAGATGTTTGTGTGATTTCGTTTGTACCAAACTTCATACCACGATATGCCGGATCAAGATCAAACTTATATGTTACTTGTCTGAAGTTTTTATTCGTTGCAATGCCAGCATTATTGTAGTCATTCATTAACTTCTGGTAGTCGGCGTTGTATTCATTCTTCAGGAATTTTGGCAGATACGTGTTGAAGATATACTCAAGTGTCTGGTTACGTTCTGTGGGTGCAATTGTTATTGAATTTGCAATTTCATTGATGTATGGTAGCTTTGCAGCGCCATTTGATAGGCCTACAAATCCAAATGTGTATAGTGCGCCCGTTTCGTCAAACTTGGCTTGAATGTCACATGGGCAGAACAAGAAAGGACGGATGTTGGTAATCAAATCTTGCTGATCCGTATCAGTGTTGCCAACAAAGAAGGTCTTAAGCAGGAACACCAACCCTGTTGGATCTGTCTGTAGAGCATCACACACATTAGCTAGTACGTTTAGAAATCGAACACCTTGTGGTTCAAGGATTGTCATCTCTCCATCCGTTTCAACAGTACTAGTCAAAGGACCACCATCAGATGTTGGCGTGTTGGAAGCAATGATAGTGGACCATTTAATATCTTGAATGACGAATTGGGCGTCGGTGAATCCGCTGATCAACACAACATATGCACCACCTCTTGGTGTTTGTTGTGATACCAGTTTATCTTCAGGTGGACGGTTCAAGAAGAATTCAGACAGGATACCAGAATCAGCAATTTCGGTTGCAGTTTGTGTGCTATCACAAACTACGAGGACGTGGTGATATGAGTATGTTCTATAGATTGATAAAGGATTTGGAGGATTAGACATGTTTATTATGTGACAGGATTACCGCCAACCTGCTTTGTCAAGATCTCAATCATAACTCGACGCTGTGTTGGTAGTCTTAGTTCTCTTCCAACGTATAATTCTGTTTCTGTATCAACAATTGCGTTGTATTGCAACACCAACCACATCAAAGACGTTTTACCGTAGGCATCGAAAGCGATCAGATCGGGTCTCTTTTCCTGGTGTGTTTGAATTACAAAGCGAAGGTCATCTTCTCGCTTCTCAAATGAGTATCTTTCCCACCAACCAATACGGTTACTGAATTTATCAGACAAGCCGCCCTGCACGTAACGAGACATGCGATTGTCAGTTGAGATATTTGTGCGGGTATTAATTGAGATTGCCATGTGTTACCTTAGAAGTTTGGAAGGATGCCGTTTCTGTAATCATCCAAGCTGAATTTTTCATACTCACGAGGTGAATGTGTCTCTAGCAGTGTAACATCTAGAGACATGATTGTAGGCATAGGAACACCACTTGTTGAAATGATGTAGTCGACGTCACTTGGGTATGGAACGTTCAATGATTGGATTACAACAGGGACACGGCGAATGTGTTCCATTCTTTGAGCTGTGCCTGTCTTTCCTGATGAGTATGCTGAAAATAAAAGTGTCTCTGGAGGTGAGCCTAACAATTCTACACCGAGTTTCTGAGCTCTATCAGCTGCACTTGCAAATTCTGGACGTTCAGGACTCAATCGATTCTTTTCGCGTTCGGCTATCTGTTGAGGAAGAAGAGTCTTGCTGTTGATGCCAAATCGTGGCTTTGTCCATCCACGAAGAGTCCAAAGGTAACGCAAATTAAGGTCTGCCTCATCAGCCGTTCTTGAGATCAGTCTGATATTTGAAAGACTAAATGTACGAGAGGTTGTGTTCTTGTACACAAAGATCTGACCAGGCATGTGGACGGGTTCAATTGTGCTGTAGTTTACAGTCTGTGCTTCTGACAGATCAGGTGTTACCTTGAATACAACTCGATTGAACTTATTTGATGGATCGCTTTGTGCAACCAATTTAATCGTGAATGGATTTTCAACAGTGTCCGTCATCCCCAAATTCTCCTGAAAGCATGGTCTCTAAGCCTTCAGGGTATTTATATCGTTGACCTTAGTTGGTTTTTCACCTATATTCAATGAACTTTGGACCATAATAAAAAGCATAAACCCCAAAGTACCCAAGATCAATGAAAAAAAAGAAGAAGTCTACCAAAAAGGCGTCGAATAAAGTAAAGACGGTCAAGAAAGCAACATCTGTTGTGAAAAAGAAATACAAGTCTTACTACAAACCAAAAGTCAAACAGGTTAAAGAAGCAGTAGTTGAAGTGCCAGTGGTCACGCAAGTAGTGCCTCCTTCCCCTGTAAATGCGGTACCACTTAATCTATCGACAATTAAGCGACCAACATCTACTAAGACGACTGGCAACTATCTGTCCAAGAAGGAACTGCTTAAGGCAGTTATGGAGAGTAAGGGGCTGGGACGAATGTCAGATGATTTAGCTAAGAAGCTAATGATGTTAGTTTCGAAGTATGCAAGGTCAGCTCAATTCGCTCGATATACGTTCAATGACGACATGCAAGGGTATGCGATTCAAATGTTAGTGCGAACGTGGAACTCGTTTGATCCTAAAAAGAGTGATAACCCATTCGCATTCTTCACACAGTGTATCAAGAACTCCTTTATTCAGTGTTTGAATTGGGAGAAGAAGCAGCGCAACATCAAAGATCAAATGCTAGTTGAGCAAGGCATGACACCCTCGTATACTTATCAGTCTGAATATGACACAGAAATGCGTCATCAATTAGAACTAGAACGTGAAGATGCTGATAAGGTACGCGAAGACACGCAGCACGAATCGGATGAAACTGCTGCAACGGAGTAACATGAAAAACGAATTCCCGTTTGTAATTTCAACAGAAGCTGCACATGATTTGGCTAACCTATTAACAGCTGCCAATATTATTGATGTAACGATTTCATCAGATACCGCTGAGTTGATTGAACATCGCAATGATGTTATGACTAGATTTCGCAATGGCGAAGCCCAAGCTCTTCATGCTGAGTACAACCAGAAGAGCGTTACTTTCTTGATGACTACACCGTACACACTAAGTGACGGACGAGTAGAAGTAGCACCAAGACTAATAACGATAACCAATCGTAGTCTATTACATCTTCTTAGGTTTGCTGCGACAGTAATAACGCAAGCAGGCATGGTGACTGGAACAACACACGAAGACTAATGAAAAAACTGACGAAGACAGCTATCTTTACAGATATTCACTGGGGCAAGAAGTCTAACAGTGAATTGCACAATCAAGATTGTACTCGGTACGTTGATTGGTTCTGCGAACAGGTAAGAAGTGATCCTACTATTGATCACGTTGCCTTCTTGGGTGATTGGAATGAGAACAGAAGTGCCCTTAACATTTCAACTCTGAACTACGCATATCGTGGTGCAAAGAAGATCAATGAATTAGGACTTCCTGTTTATTTCGTTGTTGGTAATCATGATCTGTATCATCGCAATACACGCGAGATTCACTCGATTGTTCCTTTCAATGAGTTCAGCAATTTCAAAATTATCGATCAGGTCATCATAGAGCCTAACATCGGGGATGGTGTGTTGTTTGCCCCATACCTCTTCCACGAAGAGTATCCAGATTTGATGAAGCACATCACACTTCCTCATTGGATGGGGCACTTTGAATTCAAGGGATTTGAAGTCACAGGATATGGCATGAAAATGCCTACAGGTCCTGATCCTTTAGACTTCAAAGGTCCAGATATTTGGTCCGGTCACTTTCATAAGAGACAAAACGAAGACAACATTCACTATGTTGGTAATTGCTTCCCTATGGACTTCGGTGATGCAGGTGATCATAAGCGTGGAATGGCTGTGATTGATCATATCTCAAATTCGGTTAAATTCATTGACTGGCCTGATTGCCCTCGTTACACAAAAGCTAAACTATCAACCTTGTTAGATGAGAAGATTATTCTTCATCCTAATGCTAGAGTGAAATGCCTCGTGGACATTCCGATTACTTTCGAGGAGAGTAATCAATTGAGACAGACGTTTACCGATGCAAGTCAGTTGCGTGAGTTTGTTATGGAAGAGACACCAGAGATTAAAGAAGCTCTGGTGAGCACTGAAGTAACAGCTGACACCGACAAGTACGATATTTCGAAGATAGGTTCTGTTAACGAATTGGTTGTGCAGATGTTGGGTGATATCGAATCAGATCACATCAACAACCAAAAGCTAATCGACATCTATCGTAGTCTGTGACACTAAAAACAAGAAAAATAAAAAGTGTAAAATAGGTTGAATGATTAAATTCAAGTCGATTAGCATGAAGAACTTCATGTCGTACGGAAATGTTCCGACAATAGTTCTATTGGATAGACCTGGCACCACGTTAATTCTAGGTGAGAACCTAGACAATACGACGAGCGGCATGGGTTCCAATGGCGTTGGAAAAACAACCGTTATCAATGCCTTAACGTACGCTCTTTACGACACACCTATTTCCAAAATCTCCAAAGACAAACTGATCAATAACATCAACAACAAGAACATGGAAGTCGTTGTTGTGTTTGAGAAGGATGGCATTGAGTACAAAATTACCCGTGCTCGTAAAGCAGGTGCAGAAGGTAACTATACCAAGATAGCAATAGGTGGTGTAGAAGATCGTGAAGTTGCTGGTTCGAGAGACATCAACAAAGAAATTGAGAACATTCTTGGAATTCCTTACGACCTATTCGTTCGTATTGCTACCTTCTCAGCAGACCTAGATGCGTTCTTCGATTTACCTTCTCGTCATGCGACAGCTACAAACCAAACTGATTTGATTGAAGAGTTGTTCAACCTTAAGACTCTTTCTGAAAAGGCTGAAGTTCTAAAAGAACAGATGTCGGATACAGAGCAATCAATGGTAACTAATCTTGCAAAGATTGAAGCGCTGAAGAAGGAGCAAGATCGACACAATCAACAGTTAGCACAGATGCAGTCTCGGGTTGTTGGTTGGGGAGTCGATCGTGACAGAAATCTGAAAGAGTTGCGTGCTAAATTAGAGCGCATCAAGAACATCAACGTCGAGGAGCAACAAGCTCTAATCGAACAGTCTACTGAAATCAATTCACAACTTCGTGCTATTCAGACGAAGGAAACTGAAATTCGTACAGAGATTTCAAAGCTAACTGCTGAGAAACGAAAAATCCAATACGAAATTGGCACAATTGAATCCAATCTTAAGAAGATTGAGGGCATTGACGTAGATCAACAGCATGCTCTCAATCAGGAATTTACCACACTTACCTCTGAGTTGCGTGAGATCGATCGTGCGCGCCAAACCGTAGAAAAAGAGATCAAGACGCTCGCGAAAGATAGTAAAACTATCACACAAGAACTTGAACACCTTAATGAGGCTAAGTGTCCATATTGTAAGCAGCGATTTGAGTCGGAAGAAAAACTGCTCGAGCTACGTGAAAAGATCAAACAAGTTCAGACTACACTTACCGAGAAGGAAGCATTGCTTGAAACCACCAATCAGGAGGTTGGTGTATTAACCACAAAGATGGCAGAAGTGAAGAGACAAATCACTGTTTCAGATTTTACTGAACTGCTCGATATTAAGAGCAAGCTTGGAACGTATCAGACACAACTCCAAACTCTTCAGAACACAGACGTTGATACACGCATTGCTGAAAAGCAGGAAGTGTTAGGCGATGTTACCATCGCTCTTGGCGAGCTGAAGCAACAGAGCGTTGAAGTCAAGGCCGACTATACCACCCCACAATTGATGGATATCAAAAGTCAAGTTGAAGTGTGTCAGCAGAAGATTGCTGAGCTTGAAGTAGCTACTAACCCATACGTTGATACATTGAAAGAGCTTGAAGCTTACACTGTTGAACCGGTGGATATGTCCGTAGTCAATGAACTGCAAGCGACTACTGATCACCAAAAGTTCCTGTTGAAGCTCCTTACTAAGAAAGATAGTTTCGTGCGTAAAACATTACTCAACAAGAGTATTCCATACTTGAACCAACGTTTGGCACACTACTTAACAGAGTTAGGCTTACCCCATACAGTTGAGTTCACACCAGACATGTCGGCTGAGATTTCACAGTTCGGCAAGCCATTAGACTTCGGTAACCTATCAAAAGGTCAGCGAGCAAGAGTGAACGTTGCACTGTCATTTGCCTTCCGTGACGTCTTCCAAAGCATGAGCAATCACATCAACATTTGTATGTTAGATGAAGTACTGGATTTGGGTCTTGATGGTGTAGGTGTACAGAATGCTGCCCGAATGTTGAAACGTAAGACGCGCGACGAAGGGTTGTCGATGTTTATCATCTCCCACAGAGATGAAATTGACAGTGCCTTTGACCGCAAAATGATCATCCAAATGTCGAATGGTTTCAGCTATGTCAAGTACGAAGAAGGTTAATGGAAAGCATGTAAAAATCCACAATACATAAGTATTACACATGCGAGGATATCGATATGACAGAACAAAAACAAGTGACGATTCCAATCGTCAATAAGAAGCTAACATTCACCCCTGATGGTAAGCAACCAACAGGTGAATTACAAACTGGTGATGTGTGGCTTAACGCGGACACTGGTCTTTGCTACACATACGTAGCGCCAACACGTAAGTGGGTTGCTATTGGATGTGAGTCAGAACTTAGCGCAACACCTCGCCATGAGATCTCGGACGCGATGAAGAATTATTATGAGCGAGCAATGAATATCGTTGCCCCACGACCTGTCACAGCTACAGAAGAGTTAGAGCATCAACAGAAACTTGATGCTCGTGCTGCTGTTAAACCTGTTAACAAATACACATCAGATCTTGAGCTTGTGCAAACGTGTTTGTCCAGTGGAATAATCTCAAAGTCCAAAGCTGCAGATATGCTTGGATTACCAACTGCTACTGCACCAATCAATACTGATCCACCAACTCCATCCTATGATGGACAACAATGGCTTGATCTATCGAATGGTAAGGGATACACATACAATGCTGCTATGAATTTGTGGATTCATCAGCACCGTGAAGATCAGATGATGGTGAAAGTACCTAAGCCTGATCATACACATACAATTCAGATTACTGGTGGCACGTTCTCAAACGCTACACTTCACACTGGTATTCCTAAACTTGTGGCACCAACTATGTTTGATGAAGACGATGAGGTTCGTGTACTGCACAATCACAAAGGTGGGTTGATTACCACGACAGTGAAGGATCCTATTCCACAACGATATAACAATATCGTTGATATCACACCACGTGTCTGTCCAACCAAGCAGCTTGTAAAGCCTGGTGTCGAGGTAAATGTTGTGGATGTGCGTGAGTACATTCCAAGCATTGATGGACCTCTATCAGAATTTCGAATACTGACATCAGATTCTCCAGGTGGAAAGAAGATCGTCGAAGATGATTACGATCGTGCAATGGCATTCTTGGAGTAATTTATGGAACCACTATTTGAAACAGTCAGATATGACTTGTCCGAAATTCTAGAACAATACTTGTTCGAGCTTAACACAGAGGAAGTTCGTGATGATATTAGACATGATATCTCCTCATACCTTGACGCTTTGGTCATGGATCTGTCGGTAGCAGAGTACAATGTGATTTGTGACAAATATAACAATACTCCAGCTGTCGTGGATAGCCATCAATTAGTGGTGGATGTCTATATCAAGCCAGCGCATGGTGTTAACTTCTATGTTTGTCGTGGTGGAATCAGTAAGAATGGATTTGGTTTCCAAGCGATCGAAGATTATGACCGTGCAATGAGGGTGCTAGACTTTTAAGGTAACCTGCTTTTGGGTAGCTCATAAGTATGGGCTATGAAAGTATTAGCCATTGATCAAAGTTATACATCGACAGGTATTGTTCTTTTTGAAGATGGTGCGTTTAAGAACGCAGAACTTTACAAAACAGATCCCGAAAAGGATGTGTATGAGAGAGTGTGGGATTTAACACTTCATATTATTAGTCTCGTTTTAGACCACAAGCCAGATGTAATAGCGCTAGAAGGATTGGCCTTCTCCAAGTTCGGCAATGCAACAAGAGATCTCGCTGGACTCCAGTACACACTTGTAGTGACGCTTAGACATACATTCAAACACAAGGTTGTGATCATTCCTCCTAACACAGTTAAGAAGAATGCCACAGGAAAGGGAAACGCAAAGAAACCTGAGATGTACGAAGTTTTGCCTGAAGGTGTAAAACAGTATTTCAAAGACATGGGTGCAAAGAAGACGAAAGGTCTGTTTGATTTAACAGACGCATATTGGATTGGAAAATCAGTAGATGATACAAGATAAGAAACAGTTTATTGATAATTTCTTAACAGTACGTGATCCTGTAGTAGGACGGGTGTTGTTTAAGTTACATCAGCATCAACGCGAAATGATCGATGATATGGATCGTCATTCGGATATCTTTTTTCTACAAAGTCGTCAGGTGGGCGTATCAAGTGCCATACTTGCTTATTTGATATGTGAAGTTCTTGATTCTAATCCAAATTCATTGTTCCTGATGTTTACACCAAGCGTCAGCTTGTCGGCGGCTCATTGCACTGAATTTGAACAGATGTTTCACAACATACCAACAACACCAATAGCTAGTATCCATTGTACTTCGCGCAATAACAATTCACACGAGGTTCAGTTCAGTAACGGAACTAAAGTTGTATTTGGTGTACCATATCCAAGTATGTTAGTGGGTAGAACGATTGATATTATCGTATTGGATAATTCAGATCATATGAATCAAATTGAAGTAGAGAACATTCTTACAAATGGGCATCATTACCATCAACTAATCATGACGGGAAATTCATTTCCTGCCTGTTGCCTTAACCGTCCATTGTATAGTAGATTAATCACAGCTCAGAATAATAACACAATAGCCAGAATTCAGACTTCAGATCCAAATCAGATTTTAATAGACAACTACGATCGCGCAATGAGCGTTGTGTGATTGGTTCATAGAACAGAACGACAGACCTTACGTAAGCTATCGTGAGGCGGCTTGAAACCAGGCAGGCTAGTTAACTGGATCGCGTACTCCATACGAGCATGAATTCCTTCCCCGGAATTTTTACGAGACCAACGGATACAAATTCGTTGTTTGGGTTAGGCGGTGGGCATTGAGGGATTCGACTTCCCTGGATCGCACCACCACCGAGCATGTCTTAAACATAAGAATTATCACGTTTTTACGTGCGAAGCTGAGTCAACTCCCTTCTTTACGGTCACCATTGTCAAATCTCTGTATTTCGGTTAAAATACTGAGATGACAACAAAATCCATTCTAGACTTCTGGCCTTTCGATTATCCACCGCGCAAATCCCAAGTGGAGGCATTGACGTGGCTTGAAAAGAACTGGAAGGACAATCCAAACATCAAGTACATGATTCTTGAGCTTCCTGTTGGGGCTGGCAAATCCAACATTGGTTTGACCTTTTCAAACTTCGTTGGTCAACGCAAGCCTGGAGTTCGTGGCGATTCATTCATTTTGACGCCTCAAAAGATTTTACAAGAACAGTACGAAAACTCTTTTAGAGGAATAGCATCAGTAAACATGGCTTCCTTTTATGGAAAGTCGAATTATTCATGCAACTTAAAACGAACAACGTGCGACGTTGGATCAATCGTTAAGCCCGAATGTCCGTCATGCCCATTCAAGCTCGCCAAGAATGCGGCGCGCAAAGCGGCAAATACTGTTTTGAATTATAAGCTCGCGCTACTTTCATTTGCGTACACCAATACATTCAAAGATCCACGTGAATTGCTCATCCTAGACGAGTGCCACAACCTAGAGGAGCAACTAGTCAGCTTCGATGCTGTAACCGTCTCAGAACTCCGCTGCAAGAAGTACAAGATCAATTGGCAGCAGAAGAAGACTTTGAAAGAAGCCGTCGAATGGATCAAAGAGAAGTACATCCCGAAGATCATTGAAGCTGTCGAGGATCTTGAATACGAATGTGAAGCGTTGCTTGAAAAGGGCGACCTCAATCAGGCTGAAATCAAGAAGCTCAAAGAACTGAGCGCTTTGACTGATCACCGTGATGAAGTCAATGAATTGATTGCCAATGAGCTTGATTACTTGAATCAGCACTTCGTGCTCGTTTCAGACAAGATTACAATGACATTTAAGCGCTTGTATGGCTCATATGCATTCCGTCGCATTGTCGAACCAAAAGCTCGTCGCTTCTTGTTTATGTCCTCAACTGTTCTGGACAAGGATGGCTTCTGTCGCGACTTAGGTATTGAACCAAGTGAAGCAGCCTTCCTGTCGCTGCCTTCAGAATTCCCAGTTGAAAATCGTCCTGTGACTTACATGCCACAGATGAAGATGAACGTCGATTGGAAGAGTGAAGATCGTGAAAACGAACGTAAGACAATGCTCAAGACGATCAAAGAATTGCTCGAATTGCATAAGGGCGAATCAGGCATTGTACACACAGGCAATTTCCAGATTGCTCAATGGCTTGTTGAAGAGCTTGAATACACAACCAAGCATCGAATCTATCATCATAATCCAGGCAGTGGTGACCAGCGTGGAGCTGTTATTCAAGCGTTCATGGGAGATCCCAAACCATCCCTGTTGATCTCACCTTCTATTACAGAAGGATTAGATCTAAAGGATGATCTCGCTCGCTTTGCTTTGTTCTGTAAAGTACCATTTGGTAACTTAGGAGACGCTTGGATCAAGCGTAGAATGGAGTTGTCCAGTGAATGGTACCAGCGTCAAGCTCTAATCGACATGATTCAGGGCGGCGGTCGTGTGGTGCGCACACCTACAGACATAGGTCACGTGTACATTCTGGATGCCAGCTTTGGTTACCTGTACAAACAGACCTACACAAAGATACCAAAATGGTGGCGTGACGCGTATAAAGCGATCTAGTTGACTTCTTGACCCAATTAGGGTAATATCCTCTTAACGGTTAATTCTGGAGGATATATGGGCAGTGAACTGATCTATGCGGATGCGATGTCGGTGTTCAAGGCGTCAGGCTTTCTGTTTGCTGGTCTGTTGTTCTTGTTCGTCTTCATGCGCAACTGGATGACTTTGATCTCCAAGATTCCGTTCATTGGCGCAATCTTCGTCTTCGGCTTCTTGCTGATGATTCTGATGTTCGGTATTGGAATCTTCCACCTGACGGAATACTGGGGTTGGGCAACCAATGCTCAGTTGTA